AATAAGGCTGCTAAAATAGAAACAACTATAACAATTTTTCGATTTAATGAGAATCTTTTTATTAGCACGGCAAGAAAGTACCAGAAAGTTAGACTCAATAAGTACCACACGTGAAAAATAGGCGTAACAACAATATGAGTTTTTACAATCCACGGATAAGATGTCACATTTACTACTAAAATATATATCGCTTGTACAATCAGGTACATTGCTCCAAAGCGCAATGCCTTCCTCAAACTTGCATGTTTTGAGAATACCCCATTTAGAAAGATAAAAGCTGGCATATGAAATGAATATATCAGTGTCACTATTCCATTATCTCTATTTGAACTAGCTAAAAGCATGTGTCCAAAAACTACTAATAAAATCAACAAACCTTTTATGTTGTCAATTTGATTATCTCTCGATTTCACTATGTCTCTCCTACCTAATATTTTAAGCATTCACTTAAAAATCTTTTACACATGTTCGTGCATAATTAAAGATATAGTAAAGCACTGATTAATTCAATGTATTTATGAAGTATGTAAATAGATACTCTCTCCAACACTAATAAATAGGATTGGAAAGAGTATACTTTGCTATTTTATATCGTGGTACCAACGAGTCTCATAGAAATCTTGATAACCACCACTGACATTACCAGTAGCATCATTTGTTGCGCGTGTCATAACGACGACTGATTTCCCTTTAAATTGTTTAGCATTAAAGTTCACATCATAACCGACATTGCCAGCCGTTTTATATGCTGCATTCACATCCGGCCGTGAAACTCCTGGAGCTTTTTGACGTGCTAATTCTTTGCCGGTAGTCCGATCGATGATAAACACATATTGATACTTGTAGTTAGCAACGTGCCATCCGCGAGCTTTTAATGTATCCCCGATTCTACCCCACTGATCAACATGTCCATAATTGGCTGATGGTTGATACATCACTGAGTACCCTGCTCCTGCTGTTGTTGGATCAGTAACAGATGGTTTGCTTGAATTGTTTGGCTCTGATGGTGTGCTAGTTCCTCCTACGCCATACAACAGATCGTGTTGCAATTGAGCTTTGCTTATCCCCATCTGTGCTAGGTAACCATATGGGTCAACATGATCCCCACCGTAGTTTTGAGTAACCCACCAGTGAGATTTAATCCCACGTCCCACACCATCTAGGGTTAGCGGAATATTATAGGTCTTTGCTGCATCACGAGCCAGATCAATATAAGCTTTGTAGTTCGATTGGAACTTAGCTCTATTCGTTGTATGTTCCAACTCAATTTGCACCGGAGCATAAGGATTTGCATTCAATGCTCCATATGAAATATACCCCCACTGACCGACACGATAGACAGTCCCGTAATCACCGACGATATCAGTCGTATAGGCAGAACGCCAATTGTTGCGCATGTAGGTAGCTTCATTCCGTCCAGAAGGCTCACGCAAGTTTCCTGTTTCATGCAAGATAATATAATCTAGACTTGCTAAACGCGAGTCGCCTTCGTAGGTTCCGAGATTGAACTCGTTGTTGATCGTATACGCAAAGCTACTTGTCGGCAATAAAAAAAGAGCCATTAAAAGGCTCAGCAAAGTAATTTTATTTTTCATTTAGTCCTCCTTGTTTGATCCATCAGATTTGAAACTATCTAAAAAACGTTGAAATAAATCAGTCGTGCCGCCTAATTTCTGGTAGTTCTCCAAAATTGATTTCAGTTCCATCAGTAAATAACCTACATAGAGCGTGTACAGTAATGCGGTACCTGCTGCTCCCGGTACGATCACTGACAAAGGAATAAAAAACACCAGTAAAAACACACTGACAATTTTTCGTAAGATACCATTAATCCCAATCTTTGATTTAAATTCAATATCTGGATTAATCTTTGCTGCAATTGTTCCTGTTAGAAAATCAATTACCATCGCTCCGCATATTAGCATTAATACAAATAAAATTTTCTGATCCTCGGTTTCCAAAAAGTGCCTAAAATAATCGAACATATCCATTTTTCCCTCTTCCTTCCTAAATTAAAAAAACACTCAAAAGTGTACTATGGTAATAAAGTATTAGTTTCGACCAAACTAACTCCATTTAATTTCAATCGGTTCATTTCTGTTTGGGATTCAACATTATACACATGGATGTAGTTCGTTTTCTTTCTGCATTCTGCTATTAAGTCATTTGATGCAATACTCAAAGGCATAGATACAAACGCTCTTTTATATGCTGATATTTCATCAAGAGCCTTTTCAGCCTGCGTTGTATTATCTGTCATCCAAGTTACACATGCATCTGGATACTTGCTAGTAAGATAATCTCTCTGAGTTTTGTTAGTCAAAACAAAGAAACACCAATCATAAAGTTTGTATTCTTTGAGTAATGTTATAACTTTTGTGATAAATACATCGTCTGTCCAATCCCATTTTGAACCATCAACATTGATAACAATTTTTTGACCCGTCAACACTTCCAAGGCTTCTGCAAACGTTGGAATTCGCATTGTTTTACTTGCTAAATTAGGGTAGTTATCAGTTTTGAGCTTAAATGATTTTAGTTTCTCCATTGTCATGTCTTTCGCAATTCCTGTACCATTAGTCGTTCTGTCTACAGTAGGATCATGCATCAAGAAAATTTGACCATCCGCGCTCATTTGTATATCAATTTCAACTGCACCATAACCACGAGCAACCGCCTCTTGTAAAGACTCAATAGAGTTTTCAGGTGCAAAAACGGTTGCCCCTCGGTGAGCTGAAAGCCGAAAATTTTCAACTTCCAGCCACACTGGGAAACGGATCATCTGTATACCATGAGCCACTAACCCAATGATTACCAGTAACCTTGTTTCCGATTCTGATAAAGTTTGTACCACGTCTTTCAGCGAAAGCCACTCCTCTGTACTCATCTGCATTAACATACTTCGCCATAGCAAGCGGAACGTTCCAAATAAAATCATCAAATTCGGTACTCAACCTGAATCCTTGTGGGATTTTAAAGTAACCAGGGGTATAAATACCCGTCGATCTATTAAAATTGATGCGGCAAAAGAAATCGACACGGTCACCACGGCGCTTGAAAACACCTTCTAATGTATCTATCCATGTCGCAGCATTTGCGTCTGGAACTTGTGATTTATCAGTGATTTTGTATTCCGCTACTTTATTCACGTTATCAACAAATAGTGCAACGCCTTTCGGTGTCATCAGTTTATTCTCAATCTCAGGATCAATCGATTCTGTTTCGTTAGCAGCACTATAGTTTGGAACATTTCCTAAACCAACTTTGGACTTAGTTAAATCAGTTAATTTCGCATAGTTGGTTTCCACATCTGTTTTTTTTGCGTAAGTTTGCTCAACATCCGTTTTGCCTGCGAAATTCTCATCTACTTCATCTTTCGTATAGACACCTAACTGATCGGCATTCACTTCATGTGGATTATTTTTATCTGCAATATGATTGTCTAAATCTTGTTGATTTGCTTTTAAGGCCAAATCACCCTCATTAGCAAATCCAGATTTATTCAATACAGTTAATGGGTTCAATGAAACTTTTAGCTGGACACCAATATAATCTACATTGATGTTTGCCGCAGTTACACCATTTGAACTGTCACAATAGACAATGACATTTACAAATCCTTTTGAATCAATGAAGTTGTTGTCGTTAATCTCAACCGTGAAATCAGTAAAATCTGTTGCATCGCCTTGAATCTTTGTAGTGTATGAATCTGTTGACTCTAAATACATACCGACTTTTAGATTTTTATTATTTGGAGAGGTTGCTTTCGCTCTGATCGTCAAAGAGAGTGAAATGAAATTATCTTTCATATATTTCACTTTTTGTTCAACCGACATTCCCTCGAATATGCGTGGCGCTAATTCTTCAATGGCTCTAACCGTATCCGACTTATCTAGTAGTTGAGGAATGACACTCCCTTGATTAGCTCCCACTGAAACACCTTGATCATCGCGACCAACTAATTTGTTATAGTTTTCCTGTGTAATTTCTGTCCATGTTGCGGATGGTTTTTTCAAGCTCGTAGCTGTGTAATCCGTATAAACGCTGTGAGGATTTGCAACGGTATTGCCAGCAACTTTACCTGCTAAATCCATCATCTTAGGAACGGCAACCGGACCAGAAAAAAGTTTCATAGCATCAGCATTAGTAATTCGCGTTCCAAAATCAGCGATCAAACGATTTTGTAACGTGTTTTGCTTCACTCCTTGTGTATCTGTTCGTGCCTGAACAATTTCAGGATTACTATCTCCTGATTCTGCCACTAAATCATCAAATTCATTTCGTAGCGCATCGAACTCCTGCTTATTTTGATTCGCTCGCCCTACCGCTTGATTAGATGTATCAACAGCAGTTTTTGAATCTGCGATAGCTTGATCAGCCTTTTTATTAGCTTCAGTTCCAGCAGTCTCCGCGATAGTCTTTGCTTCTTGTCCTGCGACCTTTGCAATATTTGTTGCTTCAGTTGCCGCGTTTGATGCCGTCTGTTTTGCTTCTGCTGCCGCTGTATCTGCTGTTGTCTTTGCAGCTTGTCCAGCATCGGTGGCAATCTTTTTTGCATCTTTAATTCCTTGATCTAAATCAATAGCGTATTGATCAACCTTTTTTGAAGAATCGTTTGACAAGTCAATTGCCTGATTAATTTTTACACGTCCAGCATTTAGTGTGTCATTTTCTTGAATATGTTCTACTGCCAAATTAATCCCCCCTCTACGCTTTAGAAATAGATTCGATCGTCATCTTTTGCTCAATCCGATCCCCAAGCAAAATAAAAGAACCATCCATGTTGTCGGATAGTTCTTTGAATAATTCTTCTATAGTTTTATCCGTTTCAGCGGTGAATCCCTCACCGTCAATTTTTTTCACTTTAATTTTCATTAAAATTGTCCTCCTAGTTGGGATTGAATAAATACACGACATGTCACTTGAGCTTCAATGCGAGCTAACTTATTCGGTTTGATTTGAATAGTATGATTTCCACGTTGAATCTTTCCACTTGAAGTTTTTCTTAGATAATCAACAATATTCAAGCGGCTTTGACTTGTTTCGTGCTGTGGCAAAATCGTTCCATCGACAATAATATCGACGCGGCTTGCTGAGTCGCTTGCTTGAAAAATTCCCCATTCCAAAGGATGGGTATGTTCTGGTAATACGACATTATGCTTGTGTGATGGAATTTTCACCGTATGTGTATGATTTGGTATCTGTACCGTGTGTGTGTGGCTCGGTATTGATACCCTATGAGAATGCGCTGGTATATTCACACCGAATCCATGTGAATGACTCGGAACATTGATGCTAAAACCATGTGAATGGTTTGGCACGTCCACATTATGTGTATGATTTGCGGCAGAACTTGCAGTTCTAAATGTACCGCCAGCTGCTTCTGCGTATAAAGTTCCGCCACCACCTGCCCTTAATACTGCTTTTGTGCCTGATGGAGCAGGACCAGGCATCACATTAAATACAACGTGATCGTGGGAACCACTAGCGGTAGAGCTTCTAACTGATCCACCCCCGGCATTTGTAGAACCACCTTGATATGATCCGCCGCCTGCAGCGGTCGATCCACCTTGATATGATCCCCCACCGCTTGTAGTGGATTGAACAGACGACCCACCAGAAGAACTTGTTTGACGACTTGAACCACCAGCCGAACTTGTCTGCGTTGATTGGCCACCAGCTTCACTGGTAATTGTCTTCGATCCCCCACCTTTTACGGCCTTCGTGTAGCCTCGGTAACGTTTCGTTTTGAAAGTCAATTCAACAGTGTTCACATGGAAAACATCATCATCCAAGTAAAATTCGATTTCAGCTGGATAAGCGGATTCGCAATTGTCCTGATATGAATAATTCAGAATGTTTGTTGCACCTTGGCTATACGTTTCATTGATTTGTTGCTTACGGCCAAGATCAGACATTGTTGTGTTGATGTCATCCTTCAAGTTACCAAGTTCTAACTCAAGTTCCTGCGGCGCTCCAAATACATCTGATTTAGATTCCTTCTTTATCCGCAAGTTAAAGGACCCGTACTCGTTTGTATTGATCATCACGACAGTTCCTTGTCGCAACTTATCAATATCAAGTGGTGAATCGGTCAGCTTGATTAAATCGGCTGCCTTTACTTTCCAAGATACTTTTGGAATTGACCATTTTTTCAACATATTTAACGCATTGTCTTTCAATGCTTGCGCAATGGTAAAACGCTGATCCACCCAAACGTATTCGATTAACCCATACTTTTTGATAGAGTCAGCATCTTCAACATATTCTTTACCGCCATTCACGGATTTAATATTCAGCTGATTGATGCCTTCACCGGCTCCTAAAGGATACACTCGATTCACTAGGTTGTTAGGATCGCTTTCTATTTCGAACCCTTCCATGTTGTAACCTTCTTGAATCCGACAAATCGGTTCAGTCGGCGGCTTAACAAGGGATAGCTCGAATGGATAAACTTGCGTATTCCATTGCCAAATGTAGTCCTCGTCAAATGCTGCCGGAATAGAAAACAATGCATCTGCAAGGCCGTTCTCATTTTCCCATGCATAGCTGAAATACCTAGTGAACTCACATTTCTTAAGAACCCAATGCTTTGTTTTTTGCTTACCTAGAATGTAATTGATCACATCTGTAGTTGTTCTATTAACTAATTCATGGTAACCAAAAAGGACGCTATCCAATAACGTCCCTAGCACATGCATTGCAGTGTATTTTATTGTGTAATTGCTTTTGTCTTTCTGGATCGTTGACGGCATTATCCGATATAATCCGATGTATTCATCTTCATTGTCCGTAAGCTCAACATACTGCAAAGCTTGAATCATTGCATTTTTCGTGTCATACAGCGGCATCGAAAATTCAATTGATCCGATTTCATTTTCAATTTTTTCATACCCAACATCGTAAGCATTTTCTAGGATAGCTGTATACTCACGACTTAGGTTCATAGCCATTAACAAGTAATCAGCTCCCTATAAATATCGATTTGAATATTTAATTGTTAAATCAAAATCGCCGTCTTTTCCTGAAACATAAAGCGGTTCTTTTGGATAAATGTAAAAATCGTTCATTGGTCGAATCATCGGTTTCCCATTCTTAGTAATATTGAATGTTTGTGTGTCGATCACAATTGTCGCATTGTCAAAGTCTCCTAAGTCTATCGTGTCTGTCCGAGTTCGAATTTTGACACCACGACCCATACCGACAATTTCAATTGTTGGCTTAACCTTCAACCCTTCAACGGTTGGATAGATTTCAAACGGCTGGGCTTCTTTACCTGTGTCACCCATCAAATACCCTTGATGTTGAAACGTGATAATGTCAGAACCCCAATAAGCGCCACCTTCAAAAATGATCGGCATCAGGACGGCACCCGAACCAGTATTTCCAAGCAAATAGTTCGCCTGAAATGTAATGATTTCTGATCCCCACATTACGGACGTTGCATCGCTTTTCGTATACTTGTACGGATCGCCGCAAGTGATTGTGAAACTACCAGTCGCCCAATAATGACCGGAATCTACTTTGTCTATTGTTGCCTTTGTTCCTTTGAAAATCATTTCTGGTTCATCATTGAACCAAATTGGAACTTCTTTTTCGGTGAACAAAGCCACGTTAAGTTTGTTGAACTTGTCTCTGTAGGATGAATCATCTTCGGCTTTCAAAAAGAACGTAACTTCAAGCTCTCGTGCTGGAATTCGATTATAGATGTGTCTTTCCCCATCTCGAATTCCAAGTTGAGAATACTCGTTATTCGTTTCAAAAAGTTCCCTTCCCTCAACATCAAGTGTTGTGTATCCAGGAACCAAGTCTTCTAAAAACTTGCCATCAATATTCATTGCTCTTGCAGGTAATTTCTTTTCAAGTGTTACTGTCATCGGAAACTACCTCGCAATCCACGCCGTCCATCTTGGCGTTGTTGTCTCTTGTACAATGCCTCTGCAATCTTTTCGATGTCAGCCTCTTCTCGTACAACAAACGTTGCTCCATCCATCATGCCGTGGTTATCAAAGATTACTGAAGAATCCCCACCGTATTCACCGCTTGCTTGTCTTGCACTAATATTTTGTGCATCGATCGATGCTGCAGCAAATGACAATTGCGGATTTAATGAATCATCTGAGAAAACTGTCGGATCGATACCATCAGAAATAATATTCTGAATTTCATCGGCCATGCTAGACACTGTACTTTTAACGTTAGCAAATCGATTTTCAAGACCTTTATTCAGCCCATCCATAATCGCGTTACCAGCTGGGATCAAAAGTTTCTTGTCGTAACTAATTGGTCCTTTATGGTCTTTGATCCAGTCACCAATACCGCCGATAAAGCTTTTGACATCCTCATATTTTTGTCTAAGTCCATTCAAGAACCCTTCGATGATCGCTTGACCAGCTGCGAAAAGATCAATTTGAGATAGTGAGTCGAACACACCTCTAATCGTGTCAATCGCATTGGACACGGTATTTTTGGCGCTATCCATAAAGTTTGAAATTGTAGCGACAATTCCTTCAAAGATGCTAGAAACAATCTGTTTGATTCCTTCCCAAACCTGCGACCAGTCACCCTTGATTGCTCCTGTGATTACTTTAATAATTCCTTGAATCACACCCATCACGGTTTGGATCACAATACTAATCTGATTGAAGATAGTAGTGATTGTTGATAGCAAATTGTTCACTACACCAGTGATCAGAGCCTTAATCGCTCCCCATACTGCGGAAGTGAAATTTTGAATCGTTGATCCCCATGTGTTCCAGAAATTCTGGATATTGGTCAAAACAGTTTGAACTACTAACTGAACCAAATTTAGGATGGATTGAATGGTCGTCATAATGGAATTCCAAATAGTTTGAGCGGTTGTCAAAAACGATTGTTGATTTGCATTCCACCATGCAGTGACTGCGCCCCAAATAGTTTTAATAAACTCAGCAATTCCAGAAATGAGCGGATTCAATAATTCAGAAATGGTTGTCCATATCTGAATGACTGCCTCTTTGAAGCCTTCATTCGTATTCCATAGATAAACAAATGCAGCGGTTAAAGCGCCGACTGCAATTGCTACCACTCCAACTGGTCCTAATAACGTAGTAAACACTGTGATTAAACCTTTGATTCCAAGATTCGAAAGACCTAGGAAAACAGTTTTTAATGCTCCTGCTGCGACAGATAATTTACTAAAAATCGCTGCCACACCAGTTACGGCTTTGAAGGCGCCGAATCCAGCAACAAGGGCTGTTACTGCAACACCTAAGCCCTTCATGATTCCCTCGTTCGCTCGGACCCAATCAATCATTTTCTGTAAAGCTGGTACGACTGTATTCATGACTACTTCCATGACTGCAGCACTCATATCCCAAAAGATTTGAAGTACCTTGTCCAAAATAGGAACGACAAATTCCACAATCCCATCAAAGGCCATTCGAAAAACATCGATCGCTAACGGGATAGCATAGGATAACACTGTTGTAATTCCAACAGCCCATGTGCTAATAATTCCACCTAGTTTAGTGAAAACTGGCTCTAAGGAAACAAGCAAACTTCTAAAAGAATCATCAAGTTCAGTCAGTCGATCCTTTACTTGGTAACCCATGTTTTTTACATTCGCTACTACTTGACCAAAGGCAAACTTTAAATTTGCAATGAGACCTGTGAAAGCTGACGGCAAGCCTACTGAGCCAAACATACTTGTAAAAGCTTCTTGTACGTATGGAATTGACGCTTTAATCAAAGTAACGATCGCGCCTGGTATCGCTTTGACAATGTTCATGACCATCGGAATAAAGTTCCCAACGAAAAATGTTGAAGTCGTCTCCGCCAATTGATTCAATGAAGGTTGGATATCTTGACCGAGCGCCATTTTACCAAGGACGTTAGACGCTGCGGCTTTCATTGCTGCAAATGATCCGCTGAAAGTTTCAGCAGCTTCTTTTGCGGTAGTACCTGTAATGTCTAAGTTCTCTTGTATAGCATGGATCGCATTGTAAACATCACTTAAATTATTGATGTCATACTTAACACCCGTGAGCTTTTCAGCATCGGCAAGTAGCCGCTTCATTTCTTCTTGGGTACCGCCATAACCTAGTTTCAAGTTATCTAGCATGGTATAGTTCTGTTTTGCGAACCCCTGATAGGCGTTTTGAATGTCGCCCATGTTGGTACCCATCTTATTGGCATTATCAGACATGTCAATCATGGCCATGTTTGCAACGTCTGCGGCTTTCTCGGTGTCGCCACCAACCGACTGCAGCAAACTAGCACTAAAACTCGTCACGTTTTCCATGTAGTCATTGGCAGATAGTCCGGAAGTTCTATATGCTTCATCTGCATATTTTTTCACTTTATCCGCGCTGCCTTTAAACAGTGTTTCGATACCGCCAAGGGATTGTTGAAGATTAGCACCTTCAGTTAGAGCCGCACCGATTGATTTTCCGATTGCTGCAGTAGCAATCACGCCTTTTACAACCGTAACCAATCTACTAGCCAGATTATTCCCAGCACTGGTACCAGCCGCCGAGGCTTCTGGGTCTAATTGATTTCTGATTGCTCCGCTGATTCCTTTTGCCGATGGTACAATCTGAACATAAGCCTGACCTAAATCCGTTGCCATTAATCTCCACCTCCGCTCGCTGCTTGTTTAAGTAACTCTTTTCTTCTTTCTTCGAAATCCTCGCCTGAATTGAATACGACTGTTTCTCTTTGCTTCGTTTTGTTTTGATTGAATGCATCCAAGATCATTGGTGGACGGTTTCTCCCTTTCTGGCCATCTTTCGTCTTGGTCCATAAAAGAACACTGATTTTGTCAGACAGACCAGCTAAAAGAAGTGTTTCCATTGGAATGATTTGATTACTCATTCGCATTTTGATTCTGGAATCTTCACTTAAACCACAAGAAAAGACAGCTACCTTCAATAAAGGTAACTGCCTGTAGTCGTATATTTGATAAGTCTCGGCTAGATCACAAATCAATGCATCTTCATCGAGCTTGATCATTCTAGCAAGGGTTATTATTTTTTTAATTCGGCCTGCTTTTGCAGAATTTCTGTAATTTCCGCTTCCATCAGATCGCTAGGAACAAAACCATCCTTTGTTCGCAAGTGATCCTTTAATTTTTTGGTCTGTTCTTTACCTAACATGAGGTTAACAACTTTCCCCATTAAAAGTGGATTATCTTCTAGCTCGCCAAGTGTTTCCGCTAATTCATAGTTATTTAGACGGTCTTTTGAAATGTTGTAATCAAATCCTGATTTTGTCGTTCCTGTTATGTTGTCCTTTTTGGCCATTAATCGCCGCCTCCTTCAATTGCTGGTTTTTGGATGTATTCATAGTGAGTATTTTCTTTTGTATCTGGAAGAGCCGCAATCGTTGTTTCGTATCCGCTCGCTTCGTCATCTTTGTAGACAATTTCGCCAACTTCGGAAACCTTACCGATCGGAATAACAATCCGTTTCAAAATGCCACCTTTAAGAACCATTTCAACAACCAAGCAATGTTCTTCCATAGGTGAAGAGTTCGCTTTGATCGTGATTCCAGTTTCCAATGTGCCATCTACATTCTTGTCGCCGTAAACCTCTTTTAGTACATCTGGATTTAAGGCTTCAATCAATGTATATGAAAAAGTGTCCGCCTTCTCTGTTTGCACATTATCAACAACATCACCGCCCCAAGCTTTAATATTGTCTGTTTCTGGCGAGTTCGAGTTGGTCATCCCATCCTCTGAAATATAACCCAAGCTTTTAAATGCAGCGCCTAATGCTGTTGTTGCGTCTGTTGGCAATGTTGTGCCTAATGGCGCCGAATAAACAGCACCGCCGACCTTCGGTTTTGCTGTTGTCACGTATTTTACATCTGACATATGTTTACCTCCTAATAATGGTTAATGTCGAATACCGCTTGATAGCGATATTCTTTCGTTTCTGTGTCCGTAAAGTTATAGTCACTGTTGAGCTTAATCTTACTGATAGAATTAAGTGTGATCATTGATTTAACAGCAACTTTTAATTTTTCGTTCAATGCTGCTGCCTCGTACAATGAAGGAGCATAGCTTTGAAAAGCAAAAGTTGAAGACGGCAGATAATTGTTGCTGCCGCCGCTAGTTTTTTCAAAGAGAACATACTTTTCCGGCGGTTTTTCTGGACGCTCTAAAAAAGACGGTACAGATAAATGACCGTCTAGGAATTCTTTAATTACAGTCTCGATCACTTACCGCACCGCCTTCAAAAGTGTATTGTTTTTCTTGTTATCTCGTTTGGCTTTGTATGAATCCGCGTAAACCATCGCATTCGCCCGTGTCTTTCCGACATAAACATCCTGAGCATATCCTTCGCCTGCACGGTTTTTAATACCCATTGCCTTCTCTTCTAAAAGGCCCTGCATTTCGGAAGATTTTAGTAATTGGCCAACGCCATCATAATTCAGTTTGAATTTCATTTTAGCCATAGCGTTCCACCATCACTTTCTTATTCCAGTCGAGCGGAATTAAGTCCTCAATCCCTTCAGTTGGAAAACCAACAGTTCGCCATCGCTTACCAAAGAATTTCACTTCTTTATTTTCCCAATCGTGAGAGTCGCCTTTTGGAATAGCTAACGTGTACACGGCTTTCTTTCCTGTCAAATTCAATTGATTAACAACATCATCGGAAGATGTTGGTTGAATCAAAACATTTTCGACTTCAATATCTTTGTCTTGATATATTGGTTTTCCAAACGGGTCTTTTCCAGTCTCGACTTTATCAACAAGGATAATTGTTATGCCTTTCAATTTGGCCATAAGGTTCAATCACTCCCATTCTTTGACGGCGTAAGCCTAAACGTTTAAGCTCTGTATCTTTGATGAACAAGCCTCCGCCTGGAACAAGATAGGACCCTGAAACGCTGTAGCCCATTGCGCCCTCTGAGAACTGCGTCATTGGCTCCTGATCAGTTGAAGTCATAAGTGAACGAGCAACCACATCGACCACTACAGACTTAACGACAGTCGCATAAGATGGACGTTCCTTTGTCATCGCGTCTAGGTCTTTGCCGACTTTGTGTGCTTCCTCTCTCAACGAATCAGAAACAACCTCAAGCAAAGACTCTGCACGATCCACTTCATCCATCTTAAGAGTGCGCCATAAATTACTTAAATCAGTAATCGTTGCGAATGGTTGCATGTGATCACTCCCCTTGCATCATCAAATCATACAGTTCTTGTTTTTTAGCACGAGGATCATACTTGATTTTCATTGCATCTAGTTCCTGCATAATGTCTTTTTTAGTGACATCTGCTAAATCATCAGAAGAAACTTTTGCCGCATCTTCTTGTTCAGGTTCATTGTCTGTTGTTGTTTCTTCAATTTCTTGAGCATCATTAACCTGTTCTTGTTCTTCATCAATTAACTTCCAGTTTCCGCCGCTAACAACACAAGGCGTGGAAATGACCACGCCTGTTCTAGTATTTTTGTAATTCATGCTATTCGCCACCTCCGGTAGTTTTAACAATACGAGCAAAGCTGTTAGCGTCCATGATTCCCCATCCTAAGAATGTTTCAGAACGTAGGTAAACTTGGTTGTATCCTTTCAAGTCATTACCTGAGTTGTCTGGATCACCATATTCGATAACTTCTAATGGAATCTCTTTTGCAAATCCCCATTGGAAGAAATTAGCAAAATCCCCAATGATGGCCACGTCATTAGAGCCACCAGAAACCGTATTATTAATATCAGCTTTTAGGCCATTGATAGAACCTGGATTAGCTCCCCAAGCAAGTTCAGGGAACAAACGAATATTTGTGTCTCCGCCTGTGCGCATTGCTGCTAATGCTGCCGAAAATTGCGTATCTGCCGCTAATCCCGTTACAACGTTTTGCTCCCCTTGAATCAATGCGACAGCTGCTTCGATATTTGCATCTGGATCAGTTGGAGAGAAAGTAACGGTTTGAGTCACTTGGCTGTCGAAATGTTTATCGCCAATGACGGTAGAAGCTGCGCCAGTACGTGGGTTAATACCGTGGAATGCCATTAAATCAATACCACGAGCAAGCTTTTTGGCATATCCTTCGTTAAACCCTTTGATCACATCAATTTTCTTTTCATCAGATGAGTACATGAATTCATCAGAAACACGCGCGCCATACTCAACTTTGATAGGCACCATTTTAACTGGCTCTAATGAAATGCCGCCGTGTGATTTCTTCCCGTTTTCAGCTACAATATCAATTTCAGAATCCATCGTGAAAACAAACTCTGTTTGTCCATCAAATGGAATCGCCTCTTGTTGCGAAAGAATAGCTAACGAGCTTTTGCCTTTTACCTTGTTAATTAGGTCTGTTACTAATTCTGGTTCAAATAAATTACCTCTTGATAATGTTGTCATATTGTTATTCTCCCTCTTTATTTAATCCTTCGATTAATTTTTTATATGGTTCATCTTTTTCGTCACCTAACGGCGGTTCAGTATCTTTTAAAGGTGGTACTGGTTTCTGAGACTTAACAAATCCAGAAAGACGCTCTGCATCAGCTTTCAAACTATCTTCATCCTCACCAACTAAACGGTCAGCAAGATCAAGCGGTAATCCATTTTGAATGGCAATTCGCGTTCTTAAGTTAGCCGTTTCATAGCTAGTCACTTTTGCATTCAACTCAGAAATTGTTTGATCATATTGTGAAGCAGCATTTTTTGATTCTTCTGCAGCTGTCTTTAATGCACCAACTTCATTTTCTAGTTCCTCATTACGAGTTTTGAGCTGGTCATAATCCCCAAATTGCTTTTCCAAGGACTCTTTTTGACGATCCAAGCGCTCCCGAATAATTTGGTCCAACTCTTGTTGTGTTTCAATTACTTTAAAATCTGACATGTTAAACGTCCTTTCTCCTGCTTGCCCGGCAGTTCGGTAATTTTGTGTATTAAAAAAACGACTTCCGAAAAAGTCGCTTAATACCTGATTTGTTGTTTTGCTTTAGGTTTCTTATTAACGCAAGCCCAATGCGCTAGAAGCGCGCTATCCATTAGACTTATATCCATATCATCGAATTGCGACTTATACCCAAATCCACCACTTGAACCAATATTTCGTTTCTCACAATTGGTTACGACAGTGGTTAATGAAGGTTGATCATTGTGGCAAATAGTTTTCTGGAAAATACCTTGTTCCCATGAAGAGTTTGCATTAATGATTTCTGATACCTTTGGTAAAATTGGACTCTTTAACCTAAAGTCTTTCATTTCCTTCACTAAAATACTTTGACCGCTTTGACCATCAATCGTAACTGCAGCTACATCAGCATTCTTAAGAAAATTAATGATCCACTGATTACCGTTTCTAACTGATTGACAATCGATTGTTTCAACAAACACTTTTCCTGATAAAGTTCGAACAGCTATGCTCATTGCAACATTTGCACCATCATTGCCATACTTGATACCTACAAATACAGGGCCTTTGAAAACAGGTAAACGACTGACTTTCAAGCCTTCCCATTCTGTTGCGGAAATTGCAGACTTCTGATTATACTTCGGCCAATATCCTAGCCGCTGAACATTATGGTCCAGTTCATCTTCTCCCAATTCGGCTTCAATTTTTCGTTCGTTCAAGTGATAGCCCATTGATGGATTTGAATTGTACCATGCTTCAACATCGTGAATGTCTTTCATTTCATCAACAGACCATTCCGCCCAGCCTGAATACTTTGATTTACCAAACAGAACCTTATCGCGATAATGAGTAAACACCGTACCAGACGAAACTGGTGTTGGCGGTGTACCGCACATAATTGTCATAGGGTTATCACTATCAGATACCGTATATTTTAAGGCGGACTCCTGTTCAGTCGTATACTCTTGGGCTTCATCGACTACGAGTAGATCAAATCCTTCACCAAGACCACCGCTGGAAGTCCTTGTACGAAATTGAATGACCCCACCACTTTTATACAATTCTAATCGCTCTTGACCCTTTGCCTTAATGGAATTAAAGTCTTCGCCTTCTATATATCCCGAATCTTCAAGCAATTTTTTCACTTGTTCGAATGAAGAGTGTGACGTGCTGATTCTATGAGCAGTGTGTAATATGCTGAGTCCTTCTTCTAATGCATCTAACTCGACTATATACACAATTTCTGTTTTACCATTCCTACGAGGTATGGAGAAACCGAACTTTTGATGAATCCATAATCCTTCGTTATCTATAGCCATCATGGGATTAAGCATGTTTACTTGCCATTCGTAACATTTACGGCCTGTTCGTTGATAGCGGTCAATCGCTCGTTGAGACATGGATTTTTCTTTGTCATATGGCAATATTACCGATTGAGTAGGATGCTGATTACCAAGTCTTACTTTAGTAGTCATGTAGCTCCTCCTTCAATCCCGTTCTGCATGATAACCCTATCGCTGGGAATGCTACTTTCTTTTTTTCTTTTTGCCTACCTGACCTTCAATAGAAACAGTTATGATCACTTTATCGTTCATCTTTTCAGGTACGTTGATTTCTTCTAGCGCCTTTGTGATCGCTTCGCTTGCACTTCTACAGGTAACAAACGTAAAATCACGCCATCGCCCCCACGCTTGACTAAATGAGACTTTGAATACAATCACTTTTTCTTTTCCTCCTTCGGTTTATCTGGCAGACGTTCTCTTGGCAATACAAAAAGCCCGATAATCTGTCTTAGAGTCATCGGGATAGAATACTTATTTTGTTTTGACATAAAACCGCTCCTTTTGGGCACAAAAATAGCACCCAACATTTTTCATTGAGTGCTACTTAATAGGTCCGATCCTCATAGTCAGCTGGAACCTCTACTGGATCATCATTTTTAATTCTTTCCTCGATAAATGCGATTAGTTTCTTTCCGCCTTCGACTGAAAAATCCCAACCTTCAGATTGAGTCATCTCGATGTATTCATACAACGGAAATGTCTTACCGAAATGTAATTCATACTTTTCTACAGCTGGTTCAATGAGTGCCATTGCTCCGTCTTCTGCACTGAACATTTTATTTCACCTTCCTTAAGATGTCGTCTACTAATTTCTCCCAAATCTTCGCTGCATTTGGGAAAACTTCATTCATAATTTTAGCTGATTCTTTGTTTGCTGCTAACTCTGTCATGTGAGCGAAAAACTCTGTTTCAGCTTTCCCGTAGTCTTTCCAATACTTTGACCCGTGGCCAACTCCGAAAGGATAACTCTCAAAGTATCCGGTCGATTCAAGCATATCAGACAACGCCCCATAGGTAGCTAAATCTTCTTTGGCCAACTTTTTATAATCTTCTAAAAATGCTTTCTTGTTCTTTTGCCATTGATCATGTATTCGACTGTATTCTCTATCCCATGCTTCCTTTTCAGCTTTTTTTCTTGGCCTTTTCCCAAGGCTTTCAAGTGTTGGTAGATCACCATTGATAAACTGCCATACATCATTATCTATTGCTTCTTTTAGCGAATAGCTCGGTATTCCAGAAGCATGAGTCGATTTGATTTCGACATCCATCATTTGACCGAGAATTTTCATTCTTTTAGTTTGTCCTGTAGAGTAAGTCGTACTATCCGTTAAAACTTTCGTTCCCAATGTATCGAATGCGTGCCCTAATTCATGGTATACCGTTTGAAATGGCTTTTGATGTGAAGAACCAACAAAACTGGCTTTGCTTAATTGAACACTGCTTCCACTTGCGTATGCACGTACATCCTTAATCTTCATGAAGTCTAGTTGATCGGCCATAGTAGCAAACATTTCTTTCACTCTTGGATTATCAAGACTGTCTAAGTGATTAATGAATTGGCTGTAATAATCTTTTCCGACCTGCGTTTGCATGTTTGTTTTGTTGAGTGCAGCTCTTGCTCTCTTAGAAAGCTCTTTGTCTTTATCGACACCCGCTTTCTTTCTCAACTCTATTTTATCATCTTTATCAGGCCGTCTCCAAATTTTGGACCAAATATTTTGCCGTCTGCTATCTCCTGGGTCGTATTCAACAGTGCAACGACATCGCTCATGTCGTCTATAAATATCATCGGGAGCACTACGGTAATCGTATGATCCTGCTAGACTTTGACACCATTTACATGCATGACCAGAAACGCGGCGAATGATTTTAGGGCGCAAACCACTTCTTGACTGAAATTCTGCATTCTTTTTTATGGAATCATCGACAATACTTTGACTAAAATTTACTATCGGTTCATCAAGCATCCACTTAATTTTATCGAAATCAGGCTCGTTTGATATTCGGTTGATAATCCCATTGATTCGATCCTGATTCATATCAGGGATTTGAGTTTTCAAGTATAACCCTGCGGCTTGATTCAATTGTTTTTGAACATCGCCTGCATAACCGGAAACAAGATCGTAGTTGTTTTTCATCGTTGGTTGAATAATTCGCTCAGCAATGTTGTAGTACATCTTGCCGTCTGGCAATACTTTTTTGGTCAGGTTCTTTGCGTAAATAGAGGCTAATATTTCACCAAGTTCAATTGCAAAACCATTCGCATCTAAATAGGTTGCTTCTTTCTTCTTCAATGCGATTGAAGCATTCTTCAGTTTAGCGCTCTTTTTTGTTCGTTCGTCAAATTGATGTTGAATGGATTCAAGGAGTCCTGGAACAATATCATCCATTGTCATTCGCTCCTTTAATCCCTGTCAGATCACGAATAGTTTCACCGTTGATGTATTCAGGAATTGCCGTGTTTATTTTTTGCACTCCGTCACCAATTAATCCTAGCGTAGACATATCTGCCTCAAATAGCGGCTCCCATTTTGGTTCGGTAGTCATGAACTGACTTCGCATGTATGGGAAATCATCTCTTAAACATGCTGCTAAATATGCCACATTCAAAAAGCCTGATCCAAAACAACGTTGCGCTTTTCTTCCGGCAAGTCTCAAATTCTCGTGACTAGCTTTTATTGCTTCTACACTCGATGGGTTGTCTGAGGCAAACCCTAAATCATCCAATGTTAAACCACTTTCGCCGGCAAATCCAGCTGCAGCAGTTTTAAGTTGCTCGGTGAACGGTGTCATGCTTGATGTTGTGAACTGGCCAAGAGTTGGCTTTTCTCCATCTTCACCTTTTGTGAATTCAAGCATTGCAGAAACCGTTGCTTTCCAACTATCTAACGGTTCTGAATCAGGATCAGTACCAACAACATACTTTTGTGGGAAAGAATAGAACTCAGCCGTCACGTCTGCACGCACCAGTGTTCTTTTTGCATTTCTTTGCCAATACATACCGGCTCGTGTAATTCTTGAACGTCCAAAAGGCCGCACGGCATCCGGTCGATGAATAATCGGAACTAACAACGGATGACCTGTCGGATTATCAAGCGAGAAGTTCTCAACATTCTTATCCGCATAATAAAAGGCTGTTTGATCTCCGGTGAAGTATGCTTCAACTGAAGGTTTGTTGTTTTCATCTCGTTCAAGTACAGCGTACCCTTCCTTAAGCAAGCCTGTAGTTTCATCAATCACACCAGTCGCATTGCTCGCTTCAATAACTTGTAACCGCGGTATTTCGTCCTCTCCGTTTGAAATATAAACAAAAGAACACGATGCTATCAAGGCTGACAACACCGCGCTATCGAAAAATACATCGGGATTATTAGCCCTAAAAATTTCATTTACATCAAAATTGTCATTTGCGAACTCACGAAATATTAATCGATCCGCAAGGCTATCAACTGTTTTTGCTGACCACCCCAAGACTGCTTTGTATTGATCCCTTATTTTTTTCGGAATGGTAAATCCAATTTCATATTCCCTATTTTTCATTGAGTAATGTTCATAACGCATATTCACTCGTGAACGGCGCGAACTCAACTTTTTCTTCAAGTATTCCATTCCTTGCATTCCCATTTAGTCAGCTCCTTAAATGTCGCGCGAGAAAAAATGTACAGTGACTGCGTGAAGGTCGGCTGCTAGCCGGTCGGGGGAGGTATCCCCCCTATATTCTCTTGCGATTACTTCTTTTT